AACAGAATAGGTACGCGCGCGACGTGCAGAATCGTCTGCTGGTCGCTCTTGCTCTGCCAGTGCTCGACGTTCATGTGCGCCAGTTCGAGCAGCGGCGGGACCGCGGTCATGAATCCAGTGCGGCGCCCGTAGATCGGCACGAACGGGATCACGTCGAGCGTCGTAACGCCTTCTTCGTGCAAGATCCATTCGGGCTTGTTGGTCGTCGGATCAGGCTTCTCCGACTCACGATAGGTTGCCCACTTGCCGGGATATAGCACGCGCACCTGTTCGATCGGCTTTTCGCCGAACTGGCCGTCATCCTCGATGACCTGCTCGAGCAATCGCAACTGCGTGAACACTTCCGCGCCGTTGATGCGCTTCGAGCGCCAGCCGAGAATGTTGCCAGCGTGGATATGCACCCAATACGGTCGGATGCCCGCGGCGTTTTCCTCTGCCTTCGTGCGAACGCCAGTCGCTTTCGGGTAGTCCACCAGAATGCCGGTGATACCGTGCGAAAGCGCTTCTTCTGACAGGCTCGCTGCGAACGCGTGCAGATTGCGCCCCTGCAGATCGATGTCCGTGTCGCACCAATCCTTGATGCGCGCGGGTACGTCATCGGTCAGCGTGACAGGCTTGCTGAATGGCTTGCCGGCCAGCACCTCGACCGTGCGAGGGAATGCAGGAAACAGCGTGGCCGTGTCCTTGCGCGCCTTGTATGCGTCGTCGGATTCGCCGGGCCACTGCGGTAAATAGGTCTTTCCAGCCTTGCGCATGGCAGGCGTGCCGCCGAGCAGCGCATCGACGATCGGCCAGTTCTCGGCCATCGCTTCCACTGCGGCGGACTGGTCGCGCACTGTTGTCGTCATGTGTGTGTCGTGTTTATGCCGCGCTCAGTAGGTCACTTCGCGCTGCTTCAGCGATTCGGTTGGTCGCGATGGCGAAGTAGCTAGGATCGCGCTCGATGCCGATGAACTTGCGGCCGGTGTTGGCGCATGCGACGCCGGTTGTGCCGCTACCCATGCAGTTATCCAGCACTGTGTCGCCTTCGTTCGTGTACGTGCGAATGAGGTATTCCATCAGCGCGACAGGCTTTTGCGTGGGATGGACGGTTTTGCCTTCGGACGCGATGCCGATAATTGAACGCGGATAGTTCTCGAATTCCTGCAGCGAGTCCTTATCAGACTTGCCGTAATTGCCGCCGTTGTCGCCGCCCTTGCGGATCGCCGGGACCGCCTTGCGCACAAGCCCTTGCGGGTTGTATGTCGGCTGCTTGTCGTAGAACACGAGCACGTTTTCGTGCGTCTTCATCGGCTGCAGCTTTGCGTTTAGATGCCCGGTAGCGCGCGTCTTGTGCCATATCCACTCATAGCGCAGCATCCCGAGATTCGATGCGCCAAGAACCTTGTCGAATGGAGGCTGCGCCGTAAGAACGATCGCGCCGCGGCAAATCCGCTTGTAGTTCGCCCATAGCGGCTCGAACGGGATCACCGAATCCCACTTGTTCTGCGTCGTGCCGTAGGGCAAGTCGCACAGGATCAGATCGACCGACTTGTCGGCAATCGTCTGCATTACTTCCAGGCAATCGCCAATTCGTAAGTCGATCTTTTCGCTCATGTGCAAATAGCCCGCACGCGGCGGGCTTCGGTAGTGTTATGTTCGGTTACATGTGGAGCGGGCGGACGGTCGTTTCAACCTTCCTCGCAAGCACGCGGTATCGCGTCGCGTCCCAATCGTGGTCTTCGGCGCTCGTGTCTACATCGTCCGGCTTCTTCGGGTCTCGAGGAAGGATCGGAATACGGCTAATCCAGCCGCGGCAATTCTCGAAAACATAGAACGCCGGATCTTCCGGCAGACCTGATTCGCTATCCTTACCGCGCAGTGCCGCCTCAAGCATGTCGCAGAACAGCGACGCGCCATTGATGCGGCTGCCGGGTCGCTTGTCCGACTCTTTCCACGACACCCCCTGCTTTTTCATCTTCTCTGCGATCGATAGCTCGTTGTCGCCAGTGTTGAAGATCGACGAGTCAGCCGGGCCCGGATTCACTCTTGAGCAGATCGACGGAATGACGTTGATCTGCCCACTCTCGAGACTCTGCGGAATATCGAGCTCCTTGCCGGCGATATGCGCGTCGATCCACTTGACGCCCTTCGCGACGTCGGTGGACGACATATTTAGCCCGGTATTCAGCTCACCTGGCGGGCAGCCATACCATTCTGCGATCAGGAACACGGTTCCAGCCGGGAACTTCAGGTACTTACCGTTCGCGCTCACAGGCGAGCCATCCGATTCGGCCCACCAGAGGTTAGAGAACGGCTTGGACTCGCCCCAGTCGTGCGTGCGGTCGACGCGCCACGAATCAGGTATGCGGAACGGCTTGACCACATGCACCGACTCTCGCCAAAGATGGTCGAATCGGCCGCCGCTTGTCACGTCCCATGAACCCTCAACCCATGCCTTGCGCTTGTTCGGATCGCGGATATTCATCAGCGTCGCGACGTAGATCGGATCGAGATACGGATTTTCTTTGTAGCTGCCGTGAATTGCGACCCGAGTCAGCGTAATGTCTTCGTCTTGCTTCGTCTGCGGGTTGAACACGGTCTGCGTCGTGCGCAGTACGCGGCCTCGAGGAACCGGCTCAATGAATCGTTTCTTGACCCATGCATGACCGACGCCGAACGGGTTGCTCGTGCTGAACATCTCGAGCGGAATGTTCGGCAGCAGCGAGCCATCCGGCAGCGGGTAATCCTGCGGCCTGAACGACGATCGCAAGCACGACATAATCGCCTCATAAAAGGCGCTGCTTTGCTGCTTCGTCAGCTCATTGAAGCCGATGAACGGGAATTCCTGACCGTGATAGTCCCAATACTTGTCTTCGTCCTTGGCGAAACGGAACAGTAGTTCTTCGCCAGTCGGCCAAACCCACTTGAGTTCGGATGCGGACGACAGGAACCGAGCGCCATCGTTGAACAGGCGAAACATGCGCTTGCTCTGCGTGATGATGTCGGCAAGATTCTTGTATTCGATGTCGAAAATGATGCCGCGCCAGAACGACCCATATCCGCGCCCGACCAGACGCCGAAACCGCGCAAGTTGCGCCGCAGTCTTCCCTGGGCCTCGAGTTCCCTCGTACAGGATCTCATTGCATGGGCAAGACAGCGCGAGCGATTGCGAGCCGGCCAGCGGCTTCCATACTGCGTTGTATGCCATCAGTGCCCCAGCGACTTACTCTGCTGCGCGGCGGCTACCTGCTCCCAGCTATCCACGCTGTCCGCAGTCGGCACCGGCATGATGTTGTTCGTAACCTCGCCGTTCGTCAGCGCAGCCTCCTTCTGCTTGCGCTGCACTTCGAGGCGCTTGATCTGCGTCTCGATCGCGTGCATTTCTTCGGCCCGCTTGTCTGCGCGTTGCTTCAGTTCGATGTCGGTCTGTTGCTGCATGAGACTCGAGCGACGCGCCTCAAGTGATTCGACTCGAGCGGTAAGCTTGTCGATCATGCCGACGTAATCCCGCACCTTAAATTTGCTTTCGCTCTTGGCGGTCACGTTCTCGGCGCCATCCCGCTCAATCTGTTCCTCGAGTTCTGGCGTGTCAGCCTTCTCATGCTCGCGCTGCAATGCACGCATCAAGCGAATTCGGGTAAGGCGCAATTCTTCGTCGACGCTGCCTAGCTCAAGCGACGCCGCAATGACGTTCTCGTCGTCGGTCAGGAATTTGCTATAGACAGAGCCAGGCTTAGCGGCTCGGCTATTGCCAATTGGCCTAGATGGATTCTTAGGGCCAGTACTGGCGCCGCCGTGCAGCTTGCAGCGCGTCTTACCATCCATCGGGGCGCGCTTGCATGGCGAGCCAGCCGATGTGAGCGCCCCACATGCTTTCGCCATGTGCGGCCTCGTTCATGGGGTTCTGTTTTCGCCAAATGAGCAGTTTCGACTTTTACCAGAGCGGCGCATCGCCACTTTTCGCTCAATCAGCGCGTTGAATGTATGGGTTGACCACGCCTAGCGCCTATGAACCTTGCCGAAGCAAGGAGAGGAGTCGGCTCGTACCCTATCGTGGTCTGCGGCGGTTACTGGTGATGCATCGCGCCACCTTATGCTCCGCTGGGCGCGTGACTGCAAGCAGTCGGTTGTAGGTGCGCGCTCACCGGCCTCGCCTGCGCGGAGAGTTCGCAGGGTGGACAGCTATCAGCCGGGAGCAGCGCGGGGGAATCATTTGCGTATGAGCGCGGCCCCGTATATGCCGGGACTCGGCAACAGTGCCAACTGCTGAGCAGCGCTCATGCGGAAATGGTAGAGAGTGGCCGGCGCTGATCTCCGGCATTAGGCTTTGAGCGGCTTGGTTTGTTTCTTTCGAGCCCATGAGAACCAAGACCTGGGATGCACCCGACGCCTTGAAGCCATACCGCATCTATCACAGCGCATCAGCCTGCGCATTCACTCTCATGGTTGGCGGCTTGCAAGGATCGGCCTGTGTTTCCGATCGCCTATGGGCGGACCTAAATGCTTTCGCATCGCCGTTTCCATGTCTGCCAGCGCACGTCGGCCAAGTCGCCAACCATGAAAGTGTGTAGAGACCCGCTCGCGGCACAGAGCCGTTTGCACCGGTTAGCTGCGTTGAGCGGTCCCTTTGCTTGCGCGCAGATGCGAGGAGCATCGTGCGACGCTATTCCCACACAGGGAATTCTTTAGTGCACAACCCGGCTGCGCATCAGCACCTCAACGCCAGCCTTGATGACATCGACCTGGCTCTCGCCTTGCAGCGATAGCAGCCGCTTGTTCGCGGCGTCGGCCGCATCTTCGGGTAGCTCCAGCAATTCGTTCTCGCACAACGCGAGCATCAACACAGCGATCGTGTCGCACAGCTTGTCGATGTCGTCGTGCGGATCAGTGGCGCCAGCGCTCATACCGACTCCGGCGCGATCGTGTTCAGCATCGACGTGAACGCATACATTGCGTTGTAAGCCGCCGCGGCCTCGGTCTGCTGCACGTTGTCGGGATTCACCGGCTGCGCATGCGGGCGCATCTCAATGGTCGATACCTCGATCCCGGCATGCTCGATCATCACGCGGCGAGCAACGGCGATAGCTTCGGTCAGCTTCATTCCGCCTCCGAATATTCGAGCAGCCTGTCGGTCAGATCATCCAGGTAATACACGACGTCACCAGCCGCATCACCAACGGTCGCAGCGAGCCACATTGCGCCTAACAGCGGCCAGCACATCACCCATGCAGCGAACTTCATGCGGCCTCCGTTAAACGTCTATCGATTCCGTGCCGGTATCCGTGCAATGTGCGCCAACGAACACAAAGGGCGCAACAGTATCCGCGAATACAACTTGTAACGAAAACTTCTCACACTGTCCGATACTGTTATGGCATCATTCGATCAAATGCTGGCTTGAC